CTGAACAATATAACGCCCAGAACTGAAATCCAGCAACTTTGTAGCAATGCGACCATCGGGATGCTCCTTCCAAAACTTGATGAGTCGTTCCTCAACTGTCTCATAATCCTCAAGGTTAAACATAGAGTTCATTCTCCTCTGTGTGGAGTTGTCCACTTATTGCAACATACGCTGCGAGATCGAGGTAAGTGTCATTGCTCGGAGTTTCCATACTCCTTGCGACTTTGACAAGCGCCATACACATCGCAACCTGATAGTCAGTAATCGGCATTTCGAGGTATGCGCTCCAAAGTGCGGCTGTTCGCTGCATATTGTCGCTTGGGTGTCCGTACACCATTCCTCTTTGCTGGATGGTTGCTTTTGCTGAATCAAGGTATTCACTAGCTCTCACTTTCCCACCTGCTTAAACTGGCGTTCTAGCTTCTCATAGTGATAGCGAACTGCCTTGCGTCCATCAACATAGCCAGTTGCATAGCCTGACTTGTAGCCAAGCCAGAACATCAAGACGCATACTGCAAAGGTAATCATTTGTGCGATTGTCATGCTGACACCAATTCTTTCTCAATTTGTGTCCAACTATCTTTTGTCATTACCAGTTCTTCAATGTCACCATAAACAGCCTTCCAAAAGTCTTTTGCAGATGTTTCGCAAACTTCAAAACACAAGCCTGTTCTACCTTCAGAATCTACATATTCATCAGGCAAATCAACGCTACTTGATTTCCAGCCATTGCGGAATGAAAATTCAATAGTCAAACCATGCTTCCTTGCCAAATCAAAACATTTAGCTTTAGTTGTCATTAAATACCCACCGCCTTGCGAACCTTGTTCCGAATTCCTGGAATGTAGTAAGCGGCTGCGCGCTGATATTCAGAAGTTATTAAAGTCTTGACTTCCTGAACGATGAGTTCGCCTTTGTAATAACCACTAATGCAAGCGGTTGTCTGATCATCGCTGAACATGACTTCTGTAGTTATGTCGTGATTTTTCTGTGCCATTTTGAGCCCTTCCGTAGCTGGTATCTCCGCTACAGAAAGAACAATACGCCCTACCTGACCCGACAACCACCATTTTTAGGTAACAGTTGTATAACGATTTCATCCACAGATTCGTCCTCAAGGTCTGGGATGGCGATGCTAACGGGCGCGTCCATAACGCTTGCCCCCAACCATAAATGTTCCATCCTTCTCAATATAAATCATGTCCACCTGTACGCCTTTTGCGTCCTCATACATGATTTGGAAGGCTTGCTGCCAATTCGGACTGGAGACGTAATGAGCCCTTTTTATGTTCATTAAATGTCCAGCATCAACTCCCCTGTGAACACGCCTTAAAACCCCGTTAGAAGCCTCAGAAAAGGCACTCTGACCCGCTCTGTGCGTGTGCCCACATATAACGTTAAAACCCATTTTACGGGCGTGTGCAAGGGCTGTGAGCCCCGCATTAGGGTTCAGGCTACCTTCGTCACCATGAATGGCTATCCAGCCCTTCGCGATGGCGTATGGTTGCCGATGGTATTCAATACCCAAATCCTCGAATCGCATAAACTTGTCATAGCGCAGCTCTGGTAATGCCAAGAATGCTGGAATCTTTCGCATAATAACGCTATATAAACGATCGGTATGGTTGCTGCGTGTGACGTGGGCAGACTTAGCGTTTTCGGTTAAATCCCACAGAATGTCAATGGCTAGGTTTCTATCTCGATCTAGGGTCTGCTCAAACCAACCCAGTTTATTCTCCTCCCAACGGCTTACCTGAGGAAGGTCGAGCTCATCTCCAAGAATTACAACTGAGTCTGGTCTGAATTTCTTTATGAAGGCTGCAACATTCTTTACAGCCACTTCATCATGGTAAGGAATCTGTAAGTCTGGTACGACTACTGTTCGCTTAATCGTCATCCTCATATTCGTCAGGGTCTATGCTGCCAATCTTTTCTATTGGCTTGGCTGGAAGTATCCAGTCAGGAAACGAAGCCCGCTCAGTAATCAGAAAGAGAGCTGTGGGATCGTTGAACCCAGCCTTGCGTAAAGACTTGTAATACTCATTCAACGCAATGCAGTAAGCATCCAGTTGATTGTAAGTTTCTAAATCTATGACCCGCTTCTTTGCTGGCATGGCAATAATTATCGCTCTAGAAGTATGTTGTAAATCTCATCGACACGCTGATTAAGCCGTTTAATTTCAGACAGTAAATGAGTAATGACGTACCCAGCCAACCCACCAATGATGGTGATGGTCGCAATGTAGAGCGTAAAAAAGTCAGATTGGGTCACTTTTTTGGCGTTGCATAACCAAATACGCCAGCAACAACAGCGCCTAGAATGGAACGATAGTCCAAAGAGAAATTAGAGGTAGTTCCCCATACAGCCAAGAATGCGCCGATAGAGATAATTGCTGGGTGTTTCATGTTCATATGCTGCCGCCTATCATCGGGATATTAAAGAACGAACCATCGTGGTCGCCCTTTTTAGTGAAAGAAATATGGCAATGATGGTTGTGCGGATTGCTTCCCTTATATTTTCTCCAGCGAAAGCCCATTCGAGATGACGCGATCTTTCCGTTAAAGATGACGTAAGCAATTCGCTTATCGCTTCTTGCTGCGAGACGAATCTGGTCTGCAAGATAAGGCATGAGGTCGGGCTCTTTTGCTCCAGATAGATTCCTTGTAATGTCGATTGCCCGAACGATTCCGCTATCAGGGTCTGGTATATGATTAGATTTACCAGCCGCAACGTGTCTTGCATCCGCGACCCACCCATCGCTGGATCGAGAGCGGTTTGGAAATGCATCATCTATCTGCTCCCGTAATTGACGACCAGCCTTGCATAGCCACGCATTCATGCCAAAAGTAACTTGGCTTCCTCTGCGGTAATACCGAGACGATCTAATAACGCAGCCTTTGCTTCTGCTTTTGCAGCATCGTCAGCTTCTTTTGCTGCTCGCTCTGCTTCAGCCTGTGCTGCTGCTGCTTCCATTTCTGCAATTTCAGCATCGGTCAATTCAATGATTGACTCAACGCCTGTCTCGCAGTTGATTTCTATTCTTGTTGGTTTAGGCATTTTTTACTCCATATAGATAAGCGGTTGAGTATTGAACAAAATTAGTACCTGAATAATCGGTCAATGAGATAGACGAAATAGCCGCACTATTTGACCATAAACCAGCAACTAATTGTGAAGTTGCAGCGGTTGCGTTATTTTCTGCCACCGAATCATTACTAACAGATTTATTAGCAGAACCAGTATAATTCGGAATGTAAAATTGGCTATTTGCAAAAGTGTTGCTTGTTGAATTTGCAGCATTATTAACATCATAAATTTGTGTGTCGCTGTAAGAACCAGCACTAGAACCATTTCCATAAAGGATTTTTTCTGAATATGAAGAACTGGAACTATTAAATTTGATGACTGTGTTGTTCACAGTAGATGCTCTAGCAACTCGTAATGAGCAAATAAGAACCAAATCCGTATAAGTACTCGGAATGCTTGTAAAGTCAATTGTTGTTGCCCCACCTGCTCCGACTGTGGATGATGCGATTAGTTCATAAGTATTTGCCATAATGTCTCCTTAAGCCGCAGTAATGCCGTAAAGGGTCAGCATTGTTCCAGCCGCAAGGTTTTGTGCGGCACTTATGTAAACTTTAATAGAAGTAATCGCTGCCGTATTGCGCCATAAAGCAACTTTGGCATTTATTTGGTCAGCAGGTCTATTGCCTCTACCTATTGCTGTTTTGTAAGTTGTTGTGTTTGAGTAATTCATAATGTGTGCAATAGTGTTTGATTGAGTTGAATTAGATAAACCACCAACATTTGCGGCAGTATCATTTGACACCCTTGCTGAAGCCGCAGAAGTTCCATCCCCATATAAAATGGTAACGGAATAATTACTACCGCTATCCGAGTTGAATTCTAGCAAAACATTTCGCGGGTCAGTACCACCAATAGAACCAGCAACTACCAAAACCAAATCAGTATAACTACCGCTAATTGAACTAAAGGTATAAGAAGCTTGTGCGCTTCCAAGCGTAGTAGTCGCAATAGGCGTGTAAGTTGCTCCTGCTGCCATTGTTTATCCTTTCACGCCGTAAAGGGCAAATGATGAGTATTGGTTAAAATTTCCAGATGCAGGGTAGAGTTTGATTGAAGTAACCGCAGAAGTGGAGCGCCAGTTTCCAGAAAAAAGACCAACTGTTCCAGACCCATTTTTATCTTGTCCAGCAAGGGAACGAATAGTTTTATAGATATTTGTGTTCGCATATTCTAAAACATCTATTACCGCAACAGAGTAAATATTTGCTGAACCTGTGCCAATAGCAAAATTCCATCCACCAATCATTGACGATTGTGTTGCACCAGCGTTGGCGGCAGCGGATGCCCCGTTTCCATAAAGCGTGTGGTAGGAATAATTTGTTCCTGTATCGCTGTTTAACTGCACTTGTAAATCTTGGTCACCAGCGGTTGAGCCATTAGCCAAAATTCTTATTTGCAAATGTTTGTAGGTGCCAGGAATTGAGGAAAAAGTAACATTAGAAACTCCACCTGCGCCGACTGTGGTGGTAGCAATAGACTCATAGGAATTGGTTGATGCGGCAACCCCAGTCCCATGAATGGCAGAGATTAAATTAAGCAATTGCGCCTACTACATACCAAGTGTCAGTTGCAGTCTTGATGCAGACCGCGCTCTTGTATTGGGCAAGTGTTGGCTGAGCTGCTGTTGCTCCAGCTGAAAGAACTGTGGTTGTGCCTGAAGTAACTGCCTTGATTGTGCAAGTTCCAGCACCAATGTTCAGAACTGTAATGGCTGTGCCTACTGGATAGGCTACTGAAGCATTGGTTGGAATTGTAAAGTTCACAGCGGTTGCCTTGTTCATAAGAACAAGCATTTGGTACTGATCGGCTGATACTGGGGTGTAATCGGCTGTCTGTGTGGTTGTGCTAAAGCTCACCAAGCCATTGACTGTGGCGGCTGTTAAAACGTCTCCTGTGGCTGCTGGTAGTCCTGTTGGCATGATTCTCCTAGTATCCCAATGTATTAGTGCCGATTATACCGTAATACGAACTTCCGACTATGAACCCATCAGCTATTGGTTCAAGAGTCGTAATCTTTGCGGTCATCTTGTTAGGCGTAATGTCCCAACTGATTCCCTGATATTGCAGGTTTTTAACAATGGTGCTGCCATCGGGCTGCACATTGGTAATAAGTAGATTGCTGAAATAATCGAGCCCAATCATTGTGTCGGTTGGAACTGCTGGATCGAGTAAGTCCACTTCTAGCTCGTCAATGCGGATGGTGGTTTCCTGACGGGTTGCTACATATTCGCGGGCGATGTTTTCCACAATGGCATCGGTTTCTGCCACAAGGTCAGTCTGTGAAATGCTGTGTGGGAAATACTTATTGACCGAATCTGTGTTGGTGACTGTGACTGGAGTACCGCCAACACGACCAAAGGTTGCTGTGTTAATGATGAGCTTATCGTCAAAGGCGTATTTGACGTTCTTGTATGGAATACCGCCTGTCTGGTTGAACGCGGTTGGCGTGGCAGCTAGAGAAGCCATGACCTGCGCTCTGGACTTAAATACAGCCGTTCCAGAGCCATCCATATAAAAAGCCCCAGTCTCGCTAAATTCTGCGTTCTTGATGGCTGCAAGGCTTGTGCGTGTCGTTGCTGGG